ATTTCTGTCCAAACCGGATCATTACGGCTACTTCTCCATTTTTCCACGCTAAATACGCCTTAGAAACGCGTCTTTGCACCAATTCCGTTATGTGAGTTCGATCATAGAAGAACATATCGTCCATTCTTGCCTTATCTACCCCGGATAACTCGTAAAACAATCGCATAGGTATTCCACGCTTCTTGTCTGCGCGAAATCGTTTCATAATTTGCTTTAATTCCTCTTTAGGAATGATGTAATTGTCATTACTGTCCATAAACTCCTATCCTTTTAAGGTAGTCAGACACGGTTCTTCCCACAACAATCTGTTCTGGTGTGCTGTCTTCCTGAGTTCTGCTTACATTCCTTGTAATTTTCTGAGCAATCAAGCGAGGCTGGAGCTGTTCTGCATACGCAGCGCAAGCCAAAGCAGTTGCCATGACACGATCATCCTTATTTCTACCTGACGCAAGAATAGAACCACCGTCACGCACGATGGTTTTCATCTCATCTATCAGTTCTGTAGAAGTAATCGTCATCATGCCGCGCTCAAAGTAATCTTTCATGTAAGACAGCATTCGCTCTTTGCTGGCAGCGGTAGTCAACCATCCGATAGAGTTAGACAAGCCGCCCATCGTGTCGTTACGCCGCCAGATGTAATTGCTCATCGAACCCAATACGTCCATCAGTTGATGTCCGGTTTTGCCACCCAACGCTGCTGCTTGTCGCTTTAGGTTACGTAGCTCGTTAATGACTGCCTGACCGGGGCCATTTACTTCCAAGTTTAGTGTTGAGTTTTTGTATGCGCCAGCTAGATGGGCAATCACCCACGCAAACTGGTAGGTATTCATCTCTGGTGTAGCAAACTCTGCAACTTGCTCCATGCCATCAGCATAGCAACGGAACACTTGTATGCAAAAGCGATCAGCCCAATCAGAACTGCCATAGGCAGGATCAGCACCAATGACATAAAAAGCTGTATCAATGGGTTCCTCCCATATATTTAGGGTTGCCATCCTGTCTGTAGATTTTAAAACTTCTGTATCTATAAAGTTTGCACCCATGCTGTAGCGGTAGTGGTCACACTTAATCTGCTTAGCCACCTTCATAGCGTCCGTACAACGGGCGTTAGAGAAGAAGCTTGTACCTGTCATGATGAAGGCATAGTCTTCCGTAGGCGGAAACTCTTGATACATCAGCGCATCATCTTTGATGCCTTCGTATAGCTTCCAACGCCACCATGCCATTTGTCGGCTGTTAATCTCTACGTTGTAGAGTTTCTTAATATCTCGCGTCCATTCCTTTTCTTCTGACGTTAGCTTGCCATCCCAATACACTTTGTAGAGATTAGAGTCGCCGGGTACAGAGTAGAGTTGGTTACGCCACCAACCACAGAAGATAGCGTGTTGAGAACGCGCACGTTTGGCAGTGACGTACATATCGTGGAACATATTAAATCCACGCGCTGTGGACTCAAAGATATACAGACGCTTCTCGTTGGTTTCAGCAAGGGATGCCAGCAGTGAGGCTAAGCCTTCTTCATCACCCCACGACGAAGTTTCTGTTCCGTGAAGGAATGTAATACCCTTGCCACGACCAAGACTTCCTTTCGCTCTAAGCCCTGCGACTTGATAAAAGATTCGACTTCTGTTTTTGAGCGCAAGCGAGTTTCTATTGTGTGAGAGTATGGGTATCTTGTACTCTTTTGGTAAACCATCCATATAGGCCGTGAGTGTTCCTTTGAACATATCCCGGTTTTCTTCAGTATCAGTGACCAGTGTTCCATTAAGTCCATTGTTTATATAGTGCCAGTAGAGGTCGAGGGCTAGAGAAATAGTGGTAATGCCAAGCTGTCGGCCTTTCAAAATAACAAAGAAGTGAATGTTATCTTTTAAGCCTTGTGCTATTTCATCCATTACGTAAGTTTGCGTACCTAATAAATTATCTAGGTTACGTAAGCCTTGTTCTTTTGTTTCAATTTGCAACTTAGAACAAAACTTATAGAACTGGTTAAGATTGAAATTCATATCATTGAATTATTTTATAGTTATAGTGTTTTGAGAATAAGTCATACGCTGTGTTTTCAAAAAGCATAGCATTTGTCTGTTCTTTGCTTAAATGCCATAACATTGTCTTATCATCTATTAGTGTTCTAAATCTGCTGTGATGACCAAAAATCTTATCTACGTTATCTAAGTCATGTATCTTGTCGTACAAATGTTCAAACGAAAACAACTTAGCTTCATCATCTGGCGCAAACTTAATACCTACTGATTCCAGCGCAGGTCGCATAAACGCTGTTAGCTGTATGTCTTCATTGTTAAGTTTGTAATCGTCATATCTGGATGGCATGATTCCATTCTTAACCAACGCAGACATAAACTTTTTACTGCGAAGACTAAACCCACCGTTTTGTACAACAGTGACGTTTGGTGTTCCTACCCACTGGTAGTTAGTAATAAACGTATTGTTGACAAGTCCAGCGTGTGTCAGTCCACCTATATAGTCATACTCTAGCCATTTATCTTTCCAGTTGTCAGCATTTAACGCCCAACCATCATGCTGAACAATTAAGGCATAGTCTGTGTCTATATAGTTCCATAAGCTAAACATACAAAAATTACTGTACCCAAAATAATCTATAGGCGCAGTGATCTTCTGCGGAACGTCACAGCTAATATGCCTGTTAGTAATTAACAGTTGTTTTGATCCCGGCAAGCAAGCAGCCGTTTTGCGTAAGGCAGGTAACGCCTTCATTCCTTCATTGTTGCCGTAGATAGCAACAACAGTAATGTTGTCGTAGTGTTTAATATTTTTATAATTCATTTAATCCCCCAAAAATACAGATCATGCGCTTGGTTATCTACGCTGAACTCATACTCTTTAAACGCGCTCAGATCGCAAGCAGAGCGAACATCGTCTTCAGTTAGGTTCTTGTAGTATTCGCCGCAGTAGGGCGCGTCATACGGGCTTGTACGGGGTGTTCCATGTTCTGCCCTTCCGGTTGTAGCGCAGGAGAAGAAAACCAGCCCTGAGGACATTCTGACCATGTTGGAAAACGTGGCTACCCATTCAGGGTTGTGTTCAAAACACTCGCAGCTTGCAACCACATCAAAGCTACCATCTTCGCAAACAAGGTTCTCGCCTCTGGCTACTAAGTCCACATCTTTACCCGGCCCAATATCTACACCGACATACACGCACTGCTGGAAAAACTCTCGTATAGAGCCGTTAATGTTTAGGCTGCCAATCTCCAACACGCTCTTGCGTATAAAGTAATCAGGAAACTTCTCTCTCAAGCTTGCAACAAACTGCATCTGTGCAGGATGACTCATTTCTTTATTCTTTCCCCGTCAAAGTTATCAAGATTCCAGTTGGCAATACGAAGCCTTGCTTCCTTGTCTTTCGCTACACGCAGAAGCTCGTCCACTATCTCTGGTCTGTACACTTCTTTCCACACCCGCACTAACTCTATCTTCTCAGCAGGTTTTATAGCCTTTATTGCTCTGTTCATCTCGTTTTTCAAGATGCGCCTAGATAGCAATAACTCCTCCTTATACTTATCCCGCGTAGAGTTCTGCTCCGTACAGTTCTCCATTTAACACCTTCTTCATTCTCGATAACTCAGACAAACACTCAGCTAACAATCCCGCAGAACGGGCTTGCTGCCGCCGCAACTCCATCACCAGCTCAGCATGGTTCATACGGTGAACCTGCTCCCAATAGTCTTGGGCCTCCATATCCACATAGTCTTCATGCAACGCGATTACCTGACTCATTCCGACCTCCATACACGTATGCCATCACCCTCACGGCGAGCAATAAACTTCCTACCTAACTTCTTACCCGCCCTCCAATTACCATTTAGAACCACTTGCATCTGCACACCTTCTACATAAAAGCTCTGCCCTACACCCATATCCGCATACGGATACCGCCTAACCACCCTAGCACCCGGCATAGGTACAGCATCATCAATAATAACTCCCATATCCTCACCTCTATCCATATCAATACCTCCTAACCATAATCATATATTACTTACAGACGAAAAAAAACCCCGGCGATTAACCGGGGCAAAACAACTGCGCCAAGCGAGAGATAGACGCAGTCAACACAGAAGGAGAATCAAGAAAGATTCAACCACAGATTACCAGATCATCAGAAAAACAGTAAATTTCTTTGGGGGGAGAACGGGATAGGGCACGCAACAATCAAGATCAAAACCCATCGACATAGCCAGAAAGACAACTGCAACAATGACAATGGAAAAGCGCAATCCCTTTTCCCTTTTGACTAGCGATAACGTAGTGTTTAAGCCAGTAGCCAGTGACTAGCTGGTAGGATGACGTCAACCCCTATACCCTTGTTGTATATTTGCTATGGAAGATGGGAGAGCGCCTCATTCGCTCTGTCCCCAATTACAGTATAGACAACTGCTATATATTTATATTAACAAACTTATATGTTAATTATATAAACCATCTATATATATTATATAGACTATATATAGCCTATGACTATTGTTTATAGACAATAGATTGTTA